CTACTACAACTACTACTACAACACCAACTACTACCACCACACCACCACCACCATCGACTCCGGTACCGACCCCTGCCCGGCCGTTGGCCGTCAGTCCCCCTATTTACGACTGGCCCGTGAATACCATGCGGCTGCTGACCCAATCATAAAGCCAATCTCTGGTGTCAGCTTCGGAGTCCCGCGAAAGTGGCAAGATGCCTTACTCCCGGTCGTAAAAGGGGGACCCTTGTTAGAGGGTTTTCATCCAGTGGTTCCCGACAACGGGTACCACAATTTTGTTGCTGCTTTTCGTAAGCGTTGCAATTATCATAGCAACCAACGTGCATCCCCAAAGGTGCTCTCTGCTGCGATTGAGCTCACTTCTCTGTTGGTTCCCGACCAACTCCCTTCTTTTGAATGGAGTCGGGATTTATTCGACACCTGGAATTCCAAGTTTGGTGCCGAGAAACAGAGGAGGATGGTTGATGCTTTGGACTTGTTTGCTTCCAGCAAGGTCAAAGATTACTCCCGTAAGGAAGTTTTCGTTAAGACTGAAGCCTTGCTAGTCCAACACAAGCCAAATTGGGCCCCCCGTGTCATTTACAAGGGCACGGATGTGCATAATGCACTTAGTGGTCCGATCGTTTGCGAGTTGCTTGATAGACTCAATCAATGTTGTGAACGCACTAATGGCCAACATCGTTTTCGCCTTGCCTACAAGAAAGTTGCTCCAGATTATGTTCCTTTTCTGGAGGAAGGCAGTGGTGATTACGTTGAATGCGACTTTTCATCTAACGACAAGCTTCAGTGTCCCGACGTTCACGTCCTTTGCATGCGGTTGTTCCGTAGGCTTGGGGCGCCTGAATGGTGGGTACGCTTGTATGGCTTGAGCAATACCTTTGAAGTTGCTAACCGAAAACATGCCCTCAAGGCTGTCATTCAGAATCAGTTGCCTACTGGGGCGACTGATACTACCTTGAGGAACAGTTTTTGGAATATGGTCATAAGTTATGCGTTCATACGTGAAACGCGTGTGGAGGTTTCTTCATCTTGCATACTCGGCGATGATGCGCTGCATAGAGTGCAAGGTTTGCCCAGGAATGCATGTCGTATCTACGAGAACATCGCCAAAGAAGCGGTGATGGAGGCTAAAGTCAAGAGGTTCCCCTGTATGGTCTCCACCACCTTTCTGAGTCGTTGTTTCATCCCGAACAAGCGGAAGTCGCACTTCACTGTGCCTCTGCTTGGGAAGGCTATCGCTAGATTTAACATGCGTGCAAACCTCAATCCAGCGCTATCTGACCATGCCTATTTCGCTGGCAAGGCCGTCGGGTATGCTTATGAGTTTCGATTCGTTCCCCAACTCCGTGACCTTTTCTTGCAGAGGTTTTCCTGGGAGTGGGGCTTTGTTAGACATGACCCTAAGGGTTTCAGAGATGCTGATGCCTATGTTAGCTGGAATGCTCGAGAAGCAGGCGTCACCTTGCGTAATATTCGTCAGAAGATTATTCTTGATGACGTTGCTAGCTTCACAGAGTTTAATGCCTTTTGCTACCACAGGTATGGCATCTTTGGATCTGACGTTGAAGATCTGTTCGCAGAAGTGGTTCTTAACCCTGAGTCCTCTGAGGATGTCAGTGGTTGCCACTACAACGTGTTGGCGCACGACTTTCTTTAAAGTCGGGATCCTTTAAAGCTTAGTCGGGCCAACGCCCGTAACAGCACAATCAACTTCAGTG